GGATGACATGCAAATTTTGGTTCTCCTTGCGCCGCCGGTTTCGCGCTTGTTCTAGGCGCGTCGCCCAACGGCAGTTGGATGGCTCGTAGTTCCCGTTAGGGTCTATGCGGTCCAACGTTCGATCGTCGGGCCGCTCGCCCATGTCTTCCAGGAATGATGCGAAGTTATCCGCCCAACGACGACAGACGGACACGCCGCGTCAGAACCCGGCCAGCGGGTCGTAGGCGGTGACGCTGACGTCGGAGTCGAACTGCCCGGCCCGGTGCCCGGCCAGGATGGCGGCCTGGCGTCGCAGGTCGCGCTCCTTGGCCACGGGGAACGCGAACGTGAGCGCGAGCGCATCGCCCAGGTCAGGCGACGGCAGGCCCCGCTTCTTGATGTCGTCCTTGGCCTCGAGCGCCACCCGGTCCTGGTTGTCGAACGTGTAGATCGGCGCAGCCAGGTCCTGCATCAGCGCCGTGTTGCGTGGGATCGCAGCGCCCAGGGCGAGCCACTCGCGCATCTCGAACCACATCTCGGCGCGCTTGTTGACGTAGCGCGGCTTGCTCGCCCGGCCACCGAAGTGCACCTCGGTGACCTCGTGGCCCATCTGCCTGAGCTTGTCGATGACCCCCGCCCCGTTGCCTGCGTCGATGAACACCGCATCGGCCTGAAAGTCGGCGATGGCCTGGCCCACGTAGGCCGCGAGCGCCATGTTGTCGATCTTGGTGTAGACCCGGAAGTCCTTGGCCAGCAGGCCCTGGCGCACGCTGATCACGCTGCGGTCATCGCCGAACCGTGCAGGGTCCACGCCCAAGATCACGGGCGCGAAGTCGTACTGCTCGCGGCGCAGGTGGCGCCGCGTGGCCTCCTCCACGTCCGCCAGGCTGATGAGCTGCTCATCGCCCGCAGCGCTGAAGTCGCACAAGTACTCGCGCTTCCAGCTCACCTCGCTCATCTCGGCCTGCAGGCGCGCCACCTCGCTCGGCGGCAGCGAGTCGGTGTCGTGCACGGTGTAGAGCGCGCTGTGCCAGTCGGGCTTGGTGCGCGCGGCGTAAAAGAGCTGGCTGAAGAGGTTCACACCCTTGGGCGTGCCGATGAACAGCGCCCAGCCGTTGCGGTCCGACAGGGCCGGCTGCAGCACGTCGTCCCACACCTCGGGCTTGATCTGGGCCACCTCGTCGATCACGACACCGTCCAGGCGCACGCCACGCATCGCGTCGGGGTTGTCGGCCCCGTAGCAGCGGATCACGGCGCCGTTGGTGGTCATGCGCACCCACAGCTCGGACTCGTTGACCTCGCACAGGCCGTGCAGCACGAGCGGCTGGACCTTCTGCTTCAGTCGCGTCCAGGCGATGGCCTTGGCCTGCTTGAGCAGCGGTGCGACGTAGAAGAACAGCCCGAGATCCTGCGCAAAACGCAGCGCCTTGTCGATGAGCTCGGCGAGCGCGAGCTCGGTCTTGCCGGCCCGGCGGTGCAGCGCCAGCACCGTGAAGCGGCGGCGGTTGCGGTGGCAGTCCTGCTGCCAGGCGCGGGGCTTGTAGCCCAGGTCGACGACCTTGGTCACACCAGTTCGTGCGCCTCGGGCAGAACCTGAGGAACGCCGGTGCTGACGACGATTTGGGTCTTGAGCGGGCCGCCATCGGCGCCCGTGATCTCGGTCTTCTTGCTCTCGCGGTAGTCGTCGGGGAAGCGCGCGGCCATCGAGCGCGACCAGAGCTGCGGGTTCAGCCGCGCGCCTTCAGGCGACTCCCACATCCCGAGGTGCGCCTGCTCCTCCCACCAGGCCAGCGCCAGGTCTCGCGCACGCGCGATGGCGTCACGGAATTCAGGGTGGCGATCGGCCCACTCGTACAGCGTCTTGCGCGCCACGCCCATGGCCGCGCCAATCTGCGCGTAGCTCTTACCCTGAGCGCCGAGCTCAACGGCGAGCTCGCAGTACTCGGGGCGGTAATCGGTCGGTCGTCCTCCAGGCATGGTGCAAATCTACGGCCGCCGGGCTCAGTCACGGACACGGACCCAGCCCGCCGGCACCTGGCCGCGCCGGTAGCCGTGGACGATCTTCCAGATGCAGCCCTTGGTCACCTCCATCTTGCGGGCGATCTCGGCCAGGCTCAGGCCGTCCTCGTGCAGCGCGTGCACCAGCTCCACCTCGTGGTCGGTGAGCACCGCGCCGGGGTGCTGCTCGCCGATGCGCCGACGTGAGTCGTTGACCGGGACCATGCGCTTTTTTGCAAGTTGCTGGACCTTCACCATCGACGGGGTTCCTTTCGTTCCAGTCCGCAAAAAACACCGCAAAACCCCCGGATCCGCTGCACCACTGCACCGCCCCTAAAGGGGCGCGGTGCAGACGGTGCAGTGCGCGGACCTTCCGCACCATGCACCGCGATGCACGGTGCAGTCGTGGTGCATGTGGTGCATTGCATGTGTGTTGTTTTCAGCACGTTTCAGACGACCGTCAGGCAACCGTCTTCAATCCAAAACGGCGCCGCGTCCCCCCTGGTGAGCGACTCCAACGCGCGCTTGACGTGCTGCTTGCGGGTGTCGCGCTTGCCGTTTTCAGGCTCGGCCAGGCGCTTGATCGACTCCTTGATCACCGCCTCGAGCTCGATGCCGGCCGACTGGAACTCCGCCATCTCCATCGCCACGGCGTGCACCACCGACTCCACCGGGCCCAGCTTCTTGGCCGGCATCCCGACCTTGAGCTCGGCCTCGGCCACCACGCAGGAGGTGATCGGGTCGAGGTCCTCGTCGATGCCGAGCTGGACGATCTGGAGCTCGAAGCCCCACTGCAGTCCGTCCTCGCCGTCCTTGTTCTTGGACAGGCGCAGCGCCCGCTGGCCCGACTCGGTGCGCACCACCTCGATCTCGGCGTCCGCGGCAGCGCGCAGCCCCGACCAGCCCCGGGCGCCCTTGGTCTGGTCCTTGCCACTGTGGTGGATCAGCACCACCAGCGCGCCTGTGAGCTCGTGCAGGCGCTTGCAGTGGCCCAGCGCCTTGCCCATGTCCTCGCCCGCGTTCTCGTTGGCCCCTGGCGTGGTCTGCGCCAGCGTGTCCACCACGATGACGCTGGTGTCGCCGGCCGCCAGCACGCCCGCGGCGAGGTCCTTCGCGTCCTCCAGCAGCATCAGGTTCGGCGCCCCGTTGAGCACGCTCACGGGCACCTGGGTGAGGTCAACCTTGTGGTGCTGGGCGTAGGCCGCCAGGCGCTTGCGGAACCCGTCAGCGCCCTCCGCAGCCACGTAGGCCACCCTCCCCTGCCTGACCTTGCGACCGCGCCAGGGGCGGCCCTGGGCAATGGCCAGCGCCAGGTCGAGCACGACGAACGACTTGCCCGCACCGCTGGCGCCGTAGATGACCGCCAGGCCCGACTGCGGCAGCACCCCCTTCACGATCCAGGGCGACGCGGTGGCGCTGGCGAAGGTGTGCACTGGTTCGAACTGAAACCGCAGCGGCTTGCCGCTGGCCTTGGCCGCCTCCACCGTCTCGGTCACGAGCACCTCGAACTCCTCGGCGCTGGCCGGGGCACCGCCTGCAAGGGATGCGCCGTGCTCGTTGGCCAGGTGCACGAAGCTCTTGCCGGTGACCACCGGGCCTGCGCCCTTGCCGAAGCTGTCCCACCTCTGGCGCAGGATGTCGCGGCCGGGGAACTTCGCACCCCGCTCGCTCCAATCGCACCAGTAGTCGAACCCCTCCCCGCGTGTCTCGTGATGCAGCGCCATGCCCACCTGGAGCCACTCATCGTGGCCGGTGTCGGGGTCGAGGTGCTCGAGGCCCTGCTCGATCTGGGCGGGCGTGAGGCCGAGCACCGGGTCGTCGTGGCTGGTGGTGGGCCCGTCGGCGCGGGTGAACCGCTTGCGCACCAGGTCCATCACCTCCTCCCCGATCGGGGCCACGGTGTTCTCGTTGCCGAGCACGTCGCAGATCTCCAGGCGGTTGCCGGTGACGGTCACGAACCCCTTCGTGCTGAAGGTCTCGAACCCGTAGGCACCCTCGAAGCTCTTGCGGTTGAACAGCAGGCCACGCAGCAGCACACGCACGCCGGCCCCGCTGGGGGACCACTCGGCGTAGCTGGTGGCGGCGATCGCCTCGACCTCGGGGTGGAGCTGGCCGCCGCTGACGCATCGGTCGAAGTCGAGCGCGGTCAGGTTCCAGTCAGGCAGCAGTGCGATGCCAACACCGTCGAACCCGCGGCGGGCGGCCGCGCTGCGTGCGGCGTCGAACGTGGTGAGCTGCTGCCTGTCCTCGGGGGAGCCCTGCTGCCCCTGGCGGCGTCGCCCGTTGGGGTAGTACGGGACCTTGCGGGGCTTGTCCTCGCCCTCGTGGTACTCGAGCCGCCACATCAGCCAGCCCGGGATCTCCCGCAGCTCATCTGGGACTGTGACGGTGTTGAGGTGTGCGCTGAGTTTGGTCACGGCGGTCATGGTCAGACGATGTCGAGAAAAAATCCCCACTGCTCGGCCATCGCTTGGGCCACGCCGCTGTAGGTTTCGCTACGGATCTTCCAGCGATCAGGGCTGGGGCTCAGGCGGTTCTGGCCGCTGTCGGTCTGGTTGCCCCAGCGCTTGCGGCCGTTGACGATGCGGGGCTCTACAACCGACGTCGGCCGCAACGGCGGCAGGCCCTTCAACCACAGGCACGTCGCCTTGCTGGCGTCGTGGCCAAACATCCACGGGTGAATGATCTGATCGGGCTTGCGGATGCGCGAGCTGATGACGCTGACCGGGTTCTCAATGCCGATGCTTGGTATCGGCGCGCCCATGAGCAACCGCACGAACGCCAGCGCATCCTCGGTCAGTTGGGGGTCACGCAGGCCCCGTTTCGTCCAGTGCATCCCGCTGACGCTCAGGTAGGTGCACGGCGGATGCGCCACCATCAGATCCCATCCATCATCCAGCACGTCGCGCACGTCGCCTTGGTAATGCGGGCCGGGCACGTCGGTGGGTAAAAGGTCGCAGCTCATCGCGTCATGCCCTGCGGCGATGAACGCATCTCGAACTGCACCGCTGTACTCGCATGCGGCAAGGACTCTCATCGCTCAGTCGGCGGTGCCGCCCTCAGACTCGGCAAACAGATCCGCCTCACGCGGATCAACGATCGGGAAGTGCGAG